GATTACTGGCAATAGTTTAACCTTAAAATATTCCGAAAAAGAATATCAAAAGCAACCATTTGCTAGCAAATTAGTCAATATAAATCCATTTAATATCGTAACTTGGTCTGGTAGAATGGAGTTGCTCCCAGATAGTGATAGATGGGAGGTTAGAGTTGATGTTGATGATAGATCTCCAGTACAAGGATCTTTTTGGCAAGCATTTACTGCAGAAAGAACAAGAACAGAAAGATCAAATATTAGATATATTAGATCTAGAAATATTGGATTTGTTGCCACCAGAATAAAACCAATTAATAAGTTTGATTTCTTATTTGATTCCAGAAACTTATCTAACAACAGTTTAGAATCTACTTATGCTTTCCCCAAACTGGTTCAAGTATCAGGTGTAACTGGAAGTTTTGAAGTTGGTGAAACTGTAAGTGGTTCAGATTCGAATGGAAATACTGCTAGTTTTAGATTATGCACTCCAAATCATAAGTCTGGTACGTATAATAATCCATCATCAATTTATAATGTAAATCCATATAGTCCAAATACATCAATTCCAGAATTATATGGTCCAGAATCAACAATATTAAATGTTGATGTGGATTCATTAAGTGATATTAGTGCTTCACAATTCTTTGGAAATATCACAGAAGGAATGAGTTTGGTAGGACAATCCTCTGGTGCATTAGCAACTGTTTCTTCTGTGGAATTGGTAAGTGATGACAACGGAGCATTAATTGGGGCATTCTTCATACCAAATCCAGAAGAAAGTGATGTTACTTTTGAAACTGGAAACACAACTGCAAAAGTCGTTTCTTCTCAAGGTTCAAGTGCTGCAGAAGCAAACTTTATATCTGAAGGAGAAAGAATTACTACAACTAGAATAACCTACGCAGATCCTCTAGCACAAACATTCAATGTACCAGAGGAGCAAGGAGTATTTGTAACATCTGTTGATATCTTCTTTGGTTCCAAGGATGATACAATTCCAGTCGAACTTCAAATTAGAGAAGTATCTTCAGGAATTCCAGGAGGTCCAGATAAAATTGTTGGATCTCTTTCGAAAGTGTTGAACCCAAGTGAGATTGGTATAAGTGCTGATGGATCTGTTGCCACTAACTTCAAGTTTGATAATTTGACTAGATTAGAGGGTGGAAGAGAATATGCAGTTGTTCTCATCTCAGATTGCGATTCCTATAATGTTTGGGTATCTAGAGTAGGACAGGTTGAAATTTCAACTGCCTCATTACCAGAGATACAAAAAATTATTATTGGTAAGCAACCTTCTCTCGGTTCAATATTTAAATCTCAAAATGGTTCTACTTGGACTCCAACTCAAGAGGAAGATTTGAAATTTACATTAAACCGTGCAGAATTCTCTAACACTGGTGGAACTGCATTCCTCACAAATGCAGTATTATCCGCAAAATCATTACAAAATAAACTTCCCACAAATCCACTTGCAGCATTGTCATCATCTGCAGATTCTCCATATAATGATGGTCGTCATATCTTGGTTTATCATCCAAACCACGGAATGTATTCCGAAAATAATAAAGTAACTATTTCTGGCATTGATCCCGATGGATTGCCAGTGAAATTGACCTCTCAACTTGATAAAAACTCAAGTGGTCCAATTGAACTCTCTTCAATTTCTGGATTTGATGTTTTTGGTGATATCCCAGTTGAAGCAGCTAACCCAGGATATATCAAAATCAATGATGAGATTATTTCTTATGAAGAAGCAACAGGAGGACAATTAATTAACATTACTAGAGGACTATTAGGAACAGTAGCAGCAAATCATCCTTTAAATTCAAAAGTCTATAAGTATGAGTTTAATGGAATTGATTTAAGAGAAATCAATACTACGTTTAATGGTATTATTGATCCAACTATTGATAGTTACTACGTTCAAATTTCAGATTCTGGACCAGTTTTCGAATCTACTAAATTTGGTGGAGGAAGCAATGCTTATGCCACAAAGAATATCCAATTCAGTATGCTTGAGTTTTCAGAAGATTTTGTCACCAAGTATGAGGCAACATCAGTATCCTCTTCAGTAAGAACAGTATCTTCGACCAGTGTGACTGGAACAGAAGTTTCATTTGCCGATCAAGGATTTGATGCAGTTTCTATCACTGGAATGAATGAATTCAAAACACCTAGAATGGTTTGCTCTAGAGTAAATGAATTGGAATATCTACCATCATCACAATTTACTGATAGAAAATCTTTCACAGTTCAATTGAATTTAGATACTTCAAACACATATCTATCCCCAATTATTAATCTAGATTCTGCTTCGGCATTTGCTGAAAATTATAGAATTAATAAAGGGGTTGCAGATTATAAAATTGATTCTAGAATCAATTCAAATGTAAATGATCCAAATGCATTTATTTACATTTCCAAGAGAATTAATCTCACAGAGTCTGCTACATCATTGAAAGTTCTCCACTCTGCCTATAGAAATGTTGATTCTGATATTAGAATTCTTTATAAGATTTTTGATGATAAGTCACCAGATAACGATCAAATTTGGAGATTGTTCCCAGGATATAATAATCTAGATATTAATGGAAATATAATTAATTTTGAAGATAATAATGGAAGACCTGATGAATTTGTTCCCGAAAGTTTAAAGGATGAGTATCGTGATTATACATATAGTATTGATAACTTGCCAGAATTTACTTCATTCTCAATTAAAATAGTTGGAACATCAAGAAATCAATCCTATTCACCAATATTAAAAGACTTGAGAGTGATAGCACTTAAATGATAAAAAAATATGCTAAAGTTGATGGGTATCCAAATCTAATCAGAGATTTGGATACTAATGCAATAATTAATACAGATTCTGTAGAATCTGTCAATTATGATCGAAATAGAAGACTAAGGCAAAAAAAGGATAGTGAATTCAATAAGATCAAATCCGATATAGTCGAATTGAAGTCTTCAGTTGAAGAGATTAAAAATTTACTTAAGGAGATTATTGATGGAAAGTGATTCCGTACAATTAACTAGTATTTCAAAGTTATTTGAATATGAAAAAATATCTAGGGAAATTGAAAATTGTAATGATATAAATGAATTGAAAAATATCTCCAAGTGTTATGTTAAATTATATTTTGCATTAGAAGAGATGATTCAGAATTTAAATCTAATGCCAACGGAATAAATAACTAAAAAGTGTTTGAATAATGGCAAAACCTGCATCAAGACAAGGATTAATCGATTATTGCTTAAGAAAACTTGGTGCTCCTGTATTGGAAATTAATATTGCAGAAGAGCAACTTGATGATTTAGTTGATGATGCTCTGCAATATTTCCAGGAGAGGCATTTTGATGGTGTTGAAAAAATGTTTCTCAAGTATAAATTAACTCAAGAAGATAAGGATAGAGGTCGTGCTAGAGGTGGAGAAACATCTGCTGGTATAGTTACTACATTCGGGACTTCTGGAATTGGCACATTCGGTTGGGAAGAAAATAGTAATTATATTCCAGTTCCAGAAACTATAATCGGAGTGGAGAGGGTATTTAAACTTGATAATAGAACAATTTCATCAAACCTTTTTAATGTAAATTATCAACTATTCTTGAACGACATTTACTGGTTTAGTTCAACAGAACTGTTAAACTATTATGTCACAAAAAGATATCTGGAAGATATTGATTGGATAGTCAATCCAGAAAGAAGAATTAGATTTAATAAAAGGCAAGATAGGTTATATTTGGATACAAGTTGGGATACTCTACAAGTAGATGATTATCTACTGATAGAATGTTATAGAATTTTAGACCCAAATGACTACACTAAAGTGTGGAATGATTCATTCCTTAAATTATATCTCACAGCATTAATTAAGAGACAGTGGGGACAAAATCTAATTAAATTCCAAGGAGTAAAACTTCCTGGCGGAGTTGAGTTGAATGGAAGACAAATTTATGATGACGCATTGAAGGATCTTCAAGATATCCAAGATCGTATGATGCTAGAATTTGAATTACCTCCTATGGATTTAATCGGATAATATGTTAAATTCATTTTTCCTACAAGGATCCAACTCCGAGCAAGATCTCGTTCAGGATCTAATTAACGAGCAATTAAAAATTTATGGGGTAGATGTTTATTATCTGCCCCGACAAATTTTTTCGGAAGGAAAAGTAATCAGAGATGTAATTTATTCCAAATTCAAAAATGCCTTTCCAATAGAGGCATACGTTATGAATTATGAAGGATTTGATGCAAATAGTGTTTTGATGAGTAAATTTGGAGTTAAAGTTACTGATGAAATGTCTCTGATAATTTCCAAAGAAAGATTTGAACTTTATATATCAGAGTTGATGAAGAATATAGAAAATGTAAAGAGTTCTTTAAGACCAAATGAAGGGGACTTAATTTATGTTCCATTAAGTGATAGTTTAATGGAAATTAAATATGTTGAAAATAGAAAACCATTCTACCAACTTCAAAAGAACTATGTTTATGAATTGAGATGTGAAGTTTACGAAATTGAAGACGATGAAATAGATACTGGTCTTAATGATATAGATTTGAAATTGAAGGATCTTGGATATACTTCAGTATTAACTTTATCTGGCATAGGATCTACTGCTACAGCATATACTTCCATTTTAAATGGAGGAATTCGAAAAATAGATGTTATTGAGGGTGGATATGGATATACTTCATCCCCAACTATTATAATTGAAGAACCAGAAACTGGAATTCAAGCACAAGTAGTTGGAATAGTAACAGAAAAAAGAAGTTTCTTAACAAAGAAAAGTTTAGATAAAATTTATATCACAAATCCTGGATCTGGATACACATCAACTGACTTGCCATCAATATCTTTCTTTGGTGGAAGTGGAACTGGAATAAAAGTAGTCCCCACAATATCTGATTATGGTAATATTGGAATAGTTACGATTACTTATCCAGGTTCAGGATATACTTCAGCACCTACAGTTACATTTTCACCTCCACCAGCAGCTGCCTCTGCTACTGCCACAGTAGATACATTAGTTGAAGATAACTTTTCATACCCAATAAGTTTTGATTCAATAGAAGTCAAATTTGATTCCACCGAAATTACTTTTGATACTGAATTATAAATATTTTTAAAGGTATCATCAAATAGATGGCAAAGCAAAATATAAACATAGGATCATCCGCAAATGATAGAAGTGGAGATTCTCTTAGATCTGGTGCATCTAAGATTAATCAAAATTTCAATGAGATTTATTCAACTTTTGGGGATGGCAATAGTCTAAACCAAGTATCTATACAAGGAGTTCAGGGAACTAGAGGTTCTCAAGGAATTCAAGGAACAATCGGTCAAGGAGTTCAAGGAATTCAAGGTCCTGCTGGATCTGGTGAAGGTGGAGGTTCTCAAGGAGTTCAGGGAATTCAAGGTCCTGCTGGATCTGGTGGTGGAGGAGGTGGGGAATCATACTGGCAACAAACAGCAGCAGGTATTCATACACTTTCTAATGTTGGTATTGGAACCACAAATCCAACAAGTGCTCTTACAGTTAGTGGGAGTTTAAATGTTTCTGGTATTTCCACATTAAGTTCAAATGTATCAATAGGTGGAACTGTCTCTGTTGATGGTGGTGTAAAACTTGTAACAAATAATGCAACAATTGTAGGAACATCAGGAACAGTAGGAGAAATTAAGAGAATTGGTGGAGC